ACCGATGTACCAATAATTACTTTTGTACTTTCGTTCTCCTGCTTTTGATTGAATTCCTATGTAACCTTCACCTTCAAACAAACCTGCAGCCCAAGCAATGTCGAGTTCAGACATAAAAAGAGGGGATCTTTTGACCCCCTCAATTTATCAGATTATTGAGTCAATAACTCAATAGGGGTTACCGTCAGACAGGAGGCTGACGCAGCACTCAGGACGCAGGATACCGTGACCCACGGCATAGCTAGCGACCATCATGGTGCTTTGGGTCATAGCCTTAAACTCCGAACCGGTCATCTGCATCGAGACATCCTTCAGAGCCACAGTACCCACAGCTTCCTTGGTGAAGCACAGACCGAAGCAGTTAGCGATGGAGCTGGTGTTACCCTGCTCATCCTGGTAGTAATCGTAGGTACCAGCAGCAGCCTGACCGTCAGAACCATCACGGCCATTGACGTAGTTAGGACGCTCACCACGGGTCACAGCCGACTGGTTGTTCAGACCAGCATAGGTTTGACCGCTGGTGTAACCATTGATGCCCAGGTGGTTGGAGGTCATCAGACGGAAACCAGCCACAGAAGCAACCTTGTTGCCACCGATGGTGCCGTTAGCGCCCGTACCGCCGTTCCAATCGGTGTTGATAGCACGGTCGCTATTCAGCACGTCATAGTAAGCGCCAGGGGTCAGAACGACCACACGACCTTCCTTAGGAGCATCCTTCTCGTCCAGGACTTGGCAAGCCTTGAACAGGTTCTCAACGATCAGGTCACCGCGAGCGTTACGGTCAGCAGCACCGTTCAGGTCGATACCGGTGAACGAGGTACCACCAGGCAGAGCGTTCAGAACGAACAGACGCTCACCCACAGTAAAGGTTGCGTTAGAGCCAGTACCAATAGCACCCAGGGGGTTGATACCGAAGGTAGCTGCACCGTTGGTAGGAGCAGTGGTGATCACACCGTAAGCACCGGAGGTCTCACCGTACACCACTTCACCCACTGCCCAGTAAGCCAGTTCAGCGGTCTGGAAGTTGGCGCTCAGAGTCACCACACCAGAAGTAGCCGAGGCATAGGTACCAGCGTTGAGTTGGAATCGCTTGGAATCCCAATCCTTCACCCGACCGTCAGACTCAGAAGCAGCCAGCAGAGTACGAGCAAGGCGCTGATCGTAAGCACGGGCCAGAGCGCGACCGAGTTCAGTGGAGTAGATGCTCCGCACGTCCCAGTGAAGTTTGGCTTCATCGAGATCGTAAATCGAAGCATCAGCAATCAGCAGGTCATCGATGGTGATGATCTTTTCACCGATCATGCCTTTGTTACCTTGACCAGTGATGAAATCACCAGGGCGGTGGTAACGGCTGGAGAAACGACCCGTGATCGGGAAGCTTGCAGATTTGCCAGAAGAGATCGTCCGCTTCATGGTCAGATCTTTGAAGATCGTCTCACGATTGAACGTAGTCAGAACTTCCCCGGAAAAGATTTTCAGGAAGTTAGCGTTTTCACGCTCATAGTTACCGGAGGCGGAACCAGCGTTATATTGAACGCCATTAAGTCCACCCAACCGGCCAAGAGATGCGAAATCAGGCATCGTTTGTTAGGAGGTAGGAATGTTTAACTGCGCTCGCTTTCACTGTTGTTATCGCCTCAGCGGCAACAATGTTTACGTTCGCTAATGAAATACTAACCCCTTGGGCCTAGAACTTCACTACGAATGAGTTTGTCCTGAACATCTTGGGTATAAGCAGGGTCCTGCAAATACCGAGGATCGCTCATGGCAGCCATCACTTCTTGGCTAGAGCGGAACACATCGCTGCTGTTAGCAGAAAGCTTTCCACCCATCAATTGACTCTCAAAACCTTCAGAGTCTTGGTAGGCGTAGTACAGCGATTGAAGTGCGTTACGAGCACGGTAGTAGTCCCCGCTGTTCACTTCACGGTTGTAAGCCTCAAGCTCGTTCTGATCAAGATTATCTTGAGCCCACTTTTGGACAGACTGGAAGTTCTCTTGACCCCCAATACTTTCCATAATGGTCTGCTCTTCCTCTTGAGACAGATAAACCTCTTCAGGTTGCTGCTCTTCAGGTTCAGCAGTGTCTTGATCCTCAACAGTTTCGTAACCAGAACGATTACTAAACTTCTTTTCAAGCTCTTGGTAAGCCTTAAGAAGATCATCAGGTGACTTAAATTTGCCACCAATCAGTTCTTCTTGCTGCTCTTGCTGTTCAGACTCTTGAAGAGTTTGAAGATCTTGTTCGTTATAAGGACCAGTTTGCTGGCCCAAAAAGTTATCAGCAATAACTTCCATGATCAACCAATGCGAACGGTCATATCAGGATAAATCCAGACAGGACGCTTGGCTTTTGCAGCGGCAACGTACTGTTGATACACTTCAGGCTTTTCAGCTTTCAGTTGATCAATAAGCTCGTCCATTTTGGACTTAGGCTTCGACGGCTTAGGAGCCTCTTTAACTTCAGAAGCCTCCAGGGGCTCCACCGATTTCTTGACTTGCCCTGATTGAGTCATTTTCAGCTTTAACGAGTGCGGCTTGTTTAGCAGGATCGTTATTAGGATCTTGCTGAGCCATTTGTTGCTGCATCATCATAGCTGTTTGTTGCTCTTCAGCCATGAGATCTTCCTCACTCTTGATCAGCTTGTAAGTATCAAGACCGTCAGAAGCTGCAAGACGGATGATCAACTCACGGCTATTAACGTATTTAGCCATGGTCTCAGGACCGAGAGTACCAGCGATGGTTTGCAGAAACTCGATCAGCTTGGCCTTATCGTTACCACGTCCCAGAGCATCAAGACCAGTTGTGATCTGAGGCTTCACTACATCTTTAGGAAGCTTCGGAAGACGCCCTTGACGCTCCATGAGAGCCATCTTGCGGTTCACAAGAGGCAGCTGCAGCTCAACACTCAGGATGCTGTAAATACCACCAAGACCGGATTCCAGCTCTTGTGCAACCATTTTGATCTCTTCTGCTGTCACTCGGTCACGACCAGAGGTACCAGCTTGGATTGCACTGTTCAGCAGGAACGCAAAACTCAGACGCTGTTCAATACGAGCAATGGTGTTCAAAGCAACCGTAAGGTCAGCCTGCTTTTGCATCTGAAGAGGTGCCACATCATTTGGGTTGCCAGCCACAATTGATCCATTGGCAGCCCGAGCAAGAGCGTCAGGACGAGTCGTGCCGTTAGGGTTACACAGGAAGATAATCTTGGCTGCTGCTGCACTGCCCTCAACAATTGCTTTAGAGAGGTACTCAAGGCTCTTCAGATCACCCAGAAGCTCTTCGCAGTAGCCACGACCGTAAGCTTCGTGAGCCACACGGAACATCCTCAGAGGGATCCAAGGGCTTTTGTCGATAGGAACAGAACTCTTCTTACCAACAGGCTTGTTGTAAGCCTCTTGATACCACTCACACTTGTTCTTGGTGTAGTTCCAAGTGACGTGGGTGTAAAGGAAAACAGTTTTATCTACAAACTTTCCGTCACCACTCTTAGGTGCAAGACCTTCAGGCAGCACATCAGGACTAACCTCTTCACGCACTACAACCTCAAGGATGTTTCCTTCAGGATCTCGGTTGAGTACAAAGGATTTCAAAGGGTAAACACGAGTGCCGTTGTCAGCGACATACAGCAGTGCGTTACCACCAATGATGAGGTGCTTGAGGGCTTCAAAGAGAGCAGTACGATCTCCTGATTCCTCAATGTCACGCATCACTGCCCGTTCCATCAGGGACAGTTGCTGATCAAATTCAGATTGCAGATCTTTGTAGTTCTCTAGCTCTCGCTGCAGTTTGATATCGTCAACACTCAGGCGGAAGAAAGCCTGGTTAGGAGGCAGCAAAGCAATCAACAGCTTGGCAGCCAGGTTGTTCACACCACGAGCACCAAGCCCTTGGTAAGTGGTTTGAATCTTGGTGTAGAGATTCTTACCAGTGCTCCTGTCGTTATCGGTAATAAGAGTCGGCAGAGTGTACTTACTACACTCAATAGCCCGATCCAGATAAATTGTCTTTTCCGGTTCTAGTGCCGAATAACGAGCAGACGCATTAGACATTCAAACCACCAGTCATACTAGATGCCCCGCCAGTCATGCCACCTGACAGAGGCGATTTAACTTCCACGCTAGTACGCAACGCAGCAGGTGTGCCAACACGTTTTCGTACTCGGCTGCTAACAGGACCAGTCGTAGCCATTTGCTGTTGCTGTACTTCAGAAGCAAGTTGTTGCTGTTGAAGAGCAAGGGCAGAGGCTCGTTTCTGTTCAGCAATAGACAATGAAGAAGCAGCTCGTGCTTGTTCTGCTTGCTGACGAATCAGACCAGTTTGACCTTGTAGTTCAGAAAGGGTTGCTGCGTAGCTATCTGCTCGATCTTTTGCAGCTTGGATTCGAGTTTTAGTTTCTTCAATTGCTTGCTGTTGAGCAATTCGTGCTTTCTTCTCTTGAGCACGAGCAGCCTTTTGAGCAGCGCTTGCACCTTCTCTAGCTGCTTTACTGGTTTGGTAAGCAGTATAAATACCAGCACCAGCAGTAGCTAGTTTAAGAACATCAGTCCAAGACATACTTAGATTCCTCTTGCAGGTTGTACTGGTCTTTAAGGTGCCTTATTACAGAGACTTGACCTGCTCGGTACCAAATAAGCCTCTCATCCATACTAAGGTCAGGTGCTTTATCTGGGTACAATTCGTCCAGATAATTAATAAGTTCAACTTCAAGAATGGGTTTCATATATTTAATCCGGTAGGAGTGACACGACCAGCAGCAGTACCTCCATAACCGCCAATGCTAGGGCGAGAGACGCGAGTAAGTTGAACGCCTGGTTGTCCAATCTGTTTCTGCTGCTTACGACGCTCTGAAGGCTGTTGAGGAACTTGTACTGCGGCTTGCGTTGCTGCTGATACATCTTGCTGGTTTTGACGCTGCAAAGCAAGGGCAGACATACGCCGTGCTACAAGCTGCTGACGTTCAGCCTTCTGGGCCTCTGCTGAAGCTACTGCAACATCTGCTTCAAAAGAAGCTTTGGATTGTTCAATTTCAGCTTCTTGTGCTTCAAGAGCTGAACTAAGGCGATTAAATTCTTCGTCCCAGAGACCTTCGTAGGCGCTCATGAACTGTTTGTTGTAGTCAGCAAACGAAGGAAGTTTTGTACCTTGATAAGCAAAGTCAAGGTTGTAACCTTCAGTTGCTGCTCGTTGGTAATACTTAAGAGCGTTTTGAACCCAAGTATTGCGTTCCTTTTTACGAGCTTGTGATTTAGCAGCTTGCTCTACTTGCTGTTGTAGGCCAGTCCCGCCGACCCATTGATTGTAAAAATCTTCAATCGACGGAACTGCCATAACTGTTAAATCGCTACTTCAAGCGTAACTGGGAAGATCAGAATTACTGGTCTCAAAAAACGCAGG